CTTGACCATTCGCCTTATCGCCTACGGCTAAGATTCGTTGTAAAGGCGGATTGTCTTGGATGAATGTGTCGTTGAGGGTTGGGCAAGTCGTGAAGTGCTGAGCGAGATGCCATGCGTCAATGGGAGTTGCGTCAGTAGACTTGAAGAATCCTGAGATCTGTGAGGGTTTATAGCGATATTCAGCCCATCGTTCTTGATATCCGAAGACTGCGTCGTCTTTAGTGCTATCACCTGTGGCATAGATTTCCTTATTTAGAATTGGTTGTTCCCCAAGATGTGCGAAGGCTGGGAAGTAGAAGTCATACCTCGTACTTCTGTTCCACATTTTGTGCACACCTTGTTGGTATGTGAGGTCTGCTCGGACGGAAACGAGGCCGACAATGACTCCGTGTTCCGTAAATGCGTTGGTGAATCCGTTTCTGAGGACTGCCGTGCCCATGGCTCCGAGAGCACCGAGAGGAGTTTCTGAGTTAGTGCCTGTTGCCGACGTTTGTGCAATAGGCGAGATAGAGATAGGAGTTGTGCCCCCTCCAAGGTACTCAGGTCTTTGGAGGCGTGCATCAGGTGAGATAACGCCAAAGTGAGATCGGACGATCTCCGTGTATCGTGTTCCGCCACGTGCGTCCCTTTCTAGTAGTTTTTGTACTTGGAATGAAGTACGTAGTTGGTTAATTGTTGCAGCCGTTGATTCGCTTAGGTCTGCATATAGATCGAAGGTTGAGGAGGCTCCGCCTCCGTTTATTGTTAAGCCTGTCTGATTCCAAAAGACGTTGCCGTCTGTTGGTGATGTAGCGTTAATTTTGTTTTCGAACCATTGAATGCCAGCATTAAATTGAATTGGAGCTCCAGTTATTCCTAAAGTTGGAGCGGTTCCTGTTGTGTTGATTGTGCCCTTTACAGGAGCAGTTTGGCCGAGGGGTAGAGTTACCGCATTACCTCCCTTTTGTGGCCATGGTAGTGCGGACGTGAAATAGTCGTGACGTTTGCCTCTGCGTTTGAGTTGGTAGTAGATTGGGTTGTCCGGTCCGTCGCCTTTAGAGACTGGGACTGGGGCTTGTAGATTTTCATCACGGAACCATTCGTTCCAGATGAGGTTATAGGCTCTTGGCCATAAATTAGCATGCGTGAATTGTTTGTCTGCATCGAGTTGGCCTTGGGTTGGTAGTCCCATGTAGTCGTGCAGTGAGTTTCTTTCGTAGCCTCCAAGTGGTGAAGTGCAAGTAGGGACGATGAAGGATATTGAGTCCCCTGGACTCTCCTGTTCTCCCATGAATTTGTGCCAGTTTGACCATAATAGGCGATTAGGTACGAAGAAGAAGAATGAGTCCATGTACATGTTGTCCATGACAGGGAATAGAGGGGTAGATAGACGAGCAAATGCCGTCATGTTTACGTTGAAGGTATCCCCTGGAAGTACCTCATCGACGTAGACTGGGATTAATAGTCCTGAGTTGAACGTAGTTTTGTGCGTCTTTTGGACGTTGAAGCCACTTCGGGGGATGTCTGCTCGTGGAATCATCGAGAAGCGATGAGTATCCACAGATTGGTTACGATGCATAAGGGTTGCGTCCTTAGTTAGATTGTTTGTCTGTGCGGTCGGGCTTGGTTAGAGCCCTCCCTATTTCGCCTCGAAAAGCCTAACCTTTTCTCGTGCGATTTATTAGATTAGATCATAGGTCATTTTTGATTGTCAACTGGATTTTTAGCATCCATAGCGGTGATGAGTTTGACAGGTTGATTGTGTAGTAAGAATTCTCCTGTGTTGTCGTCGTACAGGCCGAGATCAAAGAGAGTGAAGTCAGAGGGATGCTTATACATTTGGTTGTGTTCATGGTTGTTGTTTACTTCGTCTGTGAATGAACGAATAGCAACTCCTATTGCTGGGGCAAAGATAGGTTGTCCATAGGCTTTAGATGCTTGATCGTGTACTGCTATGATGCATTTTTTCATGATAGTTTCCGTTTTAGTAGGTTGAGTTTTGCTTCTGTTACTTTGAGTTTTACTGCAAGTCTTTCGGGTGTATTGTCCTCATGTTTTTCTCTTGCAGATAAGTATCTTTTATGGGCAATTTCTTCGAATTCAAGGGGATTGATCTCCCCATATTTTTTATCGTAGTAACGAGGAGGTTTTGTTGGCTGATTTCTGATGATTACTTGGTCGCTTGGATAGATATCTGTTTCATATTTTTGTAAGAAGGTTAAGCCGATGCCTGATTTGAGAGACATACGATTGTATTCGGGTGTTTTTTTTAGTTTTATTTCTCCCGTTTGTTCGTCTGTGATCTCTCCGTAGTGCTCGGTTTGTTGTTTACCAGTTATTTTTTTCATAACGTATCTAGCGACGTATGCAGCCGATTCGAATGTTACGTCTCCTATAGACGTATGCCCTAGTCCCCATAAGTCTTGTAGAGTTTCGCTTGTATAAACGCGAGATTTGGAAGGGGATGTAAAGAAGTATTTTTTGTCTTCGAATTGGTGTCCAAATAGGATGATGTGATAGTGAGGTCGTCCGAAGTTTTCTCCGTATTCTCCGCACATGTAGTAGCGTATTTTTTTCCCATTGTGGTTGTATTCGAGATGTCTTCGAAGACGTTTCAGAAACGCTTGAACGTGTTTGTGGTCGAGCGAATTGTTTTCGGGTAGGTTTTGATCTGAGTATGTGAGGGTTAAGAACGAGTTTTCCTCGTGCATTTTGGCCTCGTGCATACACCGAACTGCCCATTGTCTTGATCGCTCTAGCCTACAGCCTGTGCATTTTCCGCAAGGTAGTTGGGTTTCTGAGTGAATGTCAGGGGATTTTCGATCGAAGATGACTCGACGATAGAGTTTTCCCGTGGCATTGTTTTTAGAGTAATTAGAAAGATAAGCAGTTAGGGGCTTATAGCAAGCGATTTATAGTCTCCAGCCACCACGTTGGGGGGCTGATACATTTGCCCCTTTCGTAGTGCGTACAGATCGTCTAAACGAACTGGATGATGATTGTTTGTTGAGGGGGTTGCGTCCTAAAGGTCTCATATGATAAATTCTCCTTGGTTGTTGGGTGGTTCTAATGACTGTTGTTGGTAGTTTTGAGATAGGTTCCACAATATTTTGTGTCACCTAGCACCATTACATCAAGTAAGGTAATGGTGCCCCCTGAGTTGCGTTCAGGGGTTCTCACCCTTCGGGGTTTCTGCACTTTCTCCTTTGGAATCAAGTACTTCGGCCGTGATTTGGCCGTTAATAAGACCAAGTTTTACGGCTTGGTCTCGATTTGCTGGGTTATTGAGGAAGTCAATGACTTCTGCTGGATCGTTGTTGAACGTGGCTCGAATTGACGCTGGAAGCGTTTTAAAGGCCTTCTGAGCCTCGATCAGGGTGTTCTGCATGTCATGGTATGACTGAGTCGTAGAAAAGTCGCCATAGACCGCTCCTGCGATTTGTGGCAATTCGCCTGTTCTAGCGTATTGCATCATTATTCGATTGATATCGCATTCGTCTCTAAATTCTTGTTTAGCAAGAGTAGGTTCGGGGCATGAAAGCCCAGTTGTGATCGAAACGACTTTTGCGTCGTAGTTGTAGGGTGTTCGTATAAACATTTTATCGTCCTCTGAAGAATAAGTCTCGGGCTTGCCGAGCGGTTGAAATGGCTTCGTTTGCTTGTTGTTGGACTCCGCTCCAAGGAGCGTTGCCGTAAGATTGTCTCGGTTTGTCGATGTCATAGTCTTGACCGATTTTTTTCGTGTAGGCACGATTTAGTCCTGTTTGAGATTTGTAGTTGTCGGTCTGAGCCGACGTTCTTTTACGTTCTACTAGTAGGCTCTCGATTTCCTCGAGCATTTTTTCGAATGTTAGTTTGAGGTTTTTTACCTCTTGATATTTTTTTGTATTGTCCGCAAATTTATTTTGCGTGTCTGCGTCTGTGTTCGCAGTTTGAGCAGTTGTTTGTCGATTTTGATAATCGTTGCGCTCTAAGTTTGAAGCGGTTTGTGCAGTTGTGTTGTAAGCCTGTACTGCTGGGGCTACAACATTTTGGTTGGTATAGGTGTGGGCTTGTGCTTGTTGCCCAACACCTGTTGCGCCTGTTGGTACGCTTGCTCCGCCTTGTGAGTATGCAAGCATTGGATTAATACCCGCTTTGATCATATCTGCGGTTCCTCGTTGATAGGCCGTATTGGCCATCTCTTTTTGGAATTCCATTTGCTTTGCGTTTTGTTCTGCAGTGAAGGCATTTGCTTTATCGGCTTGAGCGGCCGAAAATTGGTTTGCATTTTCTGCGACCTTTGCGTTAGCGTTGTTTGAAAAGAGGCCTCCCAAGAGGCTTGCACCTCCTGAGATGATAGAGCCCCAAGGGACTCCAGTAGTGGCCATACCCACTCCGTTAATACCGATTTCTAATGGATTCATATTAGAAGTGGTCTATGAGTCCAGGGACTGAGTAAAGTGGCATTGGTCGTGCCATTTGGATATTGAAGAATGAGTCAAAGATGAACTCTTGACCATTCGCCTTATCGCCTACGGCTAAGATTCGTTGTAAAGGCGGATTGTCTTGGATGAATGTGTCGTTGAGGGTTGGGCAAGTCGTGAAGTGCTGAGCGAGATGCCATGCGTCAAT